AATCCCGGCAATTCTGCCTATGTCGCGTCCACCGTCCCATGTTCGCCCCCACACAGCGCGGGGGTTCGCGTCGGACCCGTATTCATCAATCAAAGAGCGTCGGTGCGTCATAACGACGACCGAACAATATACTGACAGGTCCCCTGGGTGGATCAAGACGTAAGAAGAACAACAAAATCAATGACTTACGCGACATCTTTTCAATAGAACGGCGATCCATCGGAGAACCGTGTCATGGACGTTTTGGTAGGTGAAACGCGATCGGTTTTGGTGGGTGAAACCGGCCCTGATCGCTGGCGCGGCCTGACGATTGTCTACCGGCCGTTGCGTGAGCTGGTGCCGTATGCGCGCAACGCCCGCACACACTCGGCCGACCAGATCAGACAGCTGCGCGCGTCGCTGGCGCATTACGGCTGGACCAATCCCATGCTGATCGCCGGCAACAGCATGATCGCCGGCCATGCCCGCCTGCGCGCCGCGCTCGACATGGCCTCTGCCGGTCAGGACATCCCGAACAACCCCGACCCCTGGTCAGGCCCGACCATCGACCTCTCGCACCTGCCAGAGGCCGATCGCAAGGCATACGTCACCGCCGACAACCAATACGCCCTGCTCGCCGGCTGGGACCGCGACCTGCTGCGCATGGACATGGCCGAGCTGAAGGTCAGCGGGTTCGATCTGTCGCTCACCGGCTTCTCCGGCTTGGAGCTGGATGTCCTGCTCGGTGGCAACACCGACGGCACCGGCAAGGCACAGGACACCGATCGCGACCTGCACCCCGACGAGCAGACGGTGTGGAACGCGGCGTGGCATCGGTTGATGGACGACTGGCACGCGCGGTTCGAGGCGACCCGCACCGAGGGCGGCGACATCTCCACCTCGTTCACCAAGGGCAGCCTCGCAGTCTACTTCGTGCGCGCCATGCTGTTCGGCGGCGAGATCCCGCGCGGTGCCACCCTCGCCCACGCCGCCTCGCGCCTGTGGGTGAACGCCAACACCCAACCGCTCTCCGAGGTGTTCCTCGCCGCCAAGCAGAACCAGTCGCTGCTGGAGTCGATCCGCTGGCAGTGCGGCGGCCGCCCGGCCTATGACAAGTTCATCGCCGCGACCCTCGGCATCCACGGCCATCGCGCCCCGGCTGACTTCCCCGCCCACCTCGCCCGCGACCTGATCGACGAATTCTGCCCCAACCCGCGCGCCGCCGTGCTCGACCCCTGCCATGGCTGGGGCGGCCGCATGCTTGGCTTCCTGCTGTCGAAGACCGCCGCCACGTATCACGGCTTCGACGTCAGCGAGCGGGCCCAGGCCGGTGTGCGGGCGATGTTCGATGACCTGCTGCCGCTCTGTCTGAACCAGGAGCGCACCGCCCGGCTCGACCTCCTGCCGTTCCAGGAGGCCACCCTCGTCGACAACGCCTACGACTTCGCGCTCACCTCGCCGCCCTACTTCAACGTCGAGAAGTATGAGGGCGAGCGGCAATCATGGCGCGAGTTCGCCCGGTTCGATGACTGGGTCGAGGGGTTCTACCGGCCGATGATCGGCAAGGTCGCCGCGGCGCTGAAGCCGGGCGGCACCTTCGCCTTGCAGGTCGGTTCGCAGATGTTTCCGCTCACCCGGCTCGCCAAGGAGATCGCCGCCGATGTCGGCCTCGATGTCGCGGCGGTGCGGCAGACCGACATGGTCAACGCTCACGCCGGCACCGAGACGCACCAGGGCGAGGTGGTCGTCATCCTGCACAAGCACGACGGCAAGACCGCCCGCGACCAGACCCCACGCTACGTTGCCCCCTCTCTCCCTGCCGGCTATCTCGGCGAGCTCGACGAGGTGCTGATCCGCCGCATCGAGACCACCGGCGAGGCCAAGGCGGCGATCCGCGTGCGGCAGCCCTGGGCCGGCAAGATGCTGCGCCCGCTGCCGCCCGTGGTGTATTACGGCGCCATGGAGGACGGCCGCCTGTGGGGCGCCTTCGACGCCGACAACCGGGTCATCGGCTACGCATTGGCGCGCGTGCGGAAACGCAGCAATCAGGTCGACCTGCAGCAGATCGCGGTCAACGATGACGCCCCCAAAGGCGTCGCGCGCCGATTGATCAGCACCGTATGGGAGTGGGCGGTCGATCGCGGCGCCGCCCAGCTGACCGTCAACACCCTGCTCACGTCAGAACGCGCCCGCATGGTCTACGTCCGCTTCGGCTTCATCGAGACCGACCGAGACGACAAAGACATCAACTACGCGATCGAATTGACGCCGCACTGAAATCGGCGTTTCCCGCCCCTATAATGGCCAAAGGGAAAAGCCGTTGCCCGCTGAACACATCCCCGATCGCCGCTCACGGCAGACCGTCCAGGTCATGCACGCGCACGGCATTCCGCACCGCATCATCGCCAAGGTGATCGAGTGCGACCCGAAGACTCTGCGCAAGCACTACCGGCAGGAACTCAACGACGCCTCCTGGGAGGTCGAGGCCGCCATGGGCGCGGCAATCGTCTCGGCCGGTCAGAACGGCGCCTGGGGCGCGGCGAAATACTGGCTGGTCACCCACGCCAAGGACCCGCAATGGCGCACCCCCGAGCCGCACTCGATCTCCGGCAACCCCGACATGCCGCCGCTGCGCATCCAACTGGCCGACATGACCGATGACGACCTCCGCAAAGAACTCACCGAGCTTCGAGATCGCACAAGAGCTGCTGATGGAGCGCGAACTCTGGTTTCGCAGGTGCCGTCGCGATCTAATGGCGTGGACCATTGAGGCGCTGAAGCCCTACGACCAGCGCCCGGCCAAACATCACGCCTACCTGCTCAGAGAGCTTGAGGCGGTCGCCCGCGGCGAGACCGACCGGCTGATGATTTTCATGCCGCCCGGACACGCCAAGACCAGATACGCCTCGATCGTGTTCCCCGCCTGGATGCTGGCGCAGCGCATCGGCATCGACATGATCGGCGCGAGCTACAATGCGGAATATGCCGAATGGATCAGCGAGCAGCTGATCCGATTGATCGGCGAGAACACCGATCTGCTGGGCTATTCGCTGCTCAATGAAAACCGCAAGCTGTGGGCGACCTCGATGCGCGGTCAGTATCGCGCAGCGGGCGCGCAGGGCGGCATCACCGGACGACGCGCCGACATCGTGCTGATCGATGATCCGATCAAAGGCCGCGAGGACGCTGACAGCCCGACAATCCGCGAAAAGGTCTGGTCGTGGTATCGCGCCGAGGTCATCCCGCGTCTCAAGCCGGGTGGCCGTGTCGTGCTGATCCAGACCCGCTGGCACCATGATGATCTGGCCGGTCGTCTGCTCGATGCCGCCGAGGTCGGCGGCGACCAGTGGAAGGTGATCAATCTGCCGGCGATCGCCGAGGCCAATGATCAGCTCGGCAGAGAGCCGGGCGAAGCGCTCTGGCCGGCATGGGAAGACGAGACGGCGCTGGAGCGCAAGCGCATGTCGGTCGGGCCACGTGAGTGGTCAGCGCTGTATCAGCAGAACCCGACGCCGTTTGAAGGCTCGATGTTCAAGGTCGGCATGCTGACCGTGCTCGACGCCGCGCCGCTATGTCAGCCCGTTGTGCGGGCCTGGGACCTGGCGGCGACATCGCTGGGTGATTGGACGGTCGGGCTCAAGCTGGGGCGGACTCAGCTTGGCCAGTATGTCGTGCTCGACATCGTTCGCTTCCGCGGCGGACCCGACGAAGTGGAGGCGACCATTATCAACACCGCCCATCTCGATGGCCGCTCAGTCCGAGTGCGTATTCCTGAGGATGCCGGTCAGGCCGGCAAGCAGCAGGCGCTCTATCTGGGCCGCAAGCTGACCGGCTTCGCCGTCTCGGTCGAACGTGAGACCGGCAGCAAGGAGGTGCGCGCTGCTCCGGTCGCATCGCAGGTCAACATCGGCAACGTGTTGATGGTCGCTGGCGCCTGGAACATGCCGTTCCGTGAGGAGCTGTCGATCTTCCCGGCTGGCGGCACCGATGATCAGGTGGACGCCTTGTCCGGCGCCTTCTCGGTGATCGGCATTGGTCAGCAGCCGATCCGCATCTCGCCGGAAGCGGTGGCCAATTTCACCGGTGCACGAGTCAGCCGATGAGCAAGAAGCACAAGCGGTCTGCGAAGGCGTCTGCGCCGCCTATCGCTGAGCCGGCAGCGACACCCCCTCTCCCTTCCAAGGGCATCAAGGTGTCGCTGGCCGCGCTCGCCAACCATCAAGGCAGGACCACCACCGCCATCAATCCGTTCACCCTGCCGCGCTACCCAAAGGGTGTGCTGCCGGACGGTCAGACCCAGATGGCGATGGACGATGCCAACACGCAGATCGTCACCGCGTTCGACTTCGGCACCTCGTTCCATGGCCTGTTCGCCGAGGGCATCGGCTTCTTCGGCTATCCCTACCTCGCTGAATTGGCGCAACGCGCCGAGTATCGCCGCGCCTCGGAAATCATCGCCGAGGAGATGACCCGTAAGTGGATCAAGATCAAAGCCGCTGGCGAGGACGACAAGAGCGAGAAGGTCGCTCAGCTGGAAGAGGCGCTGCAGAAGTTCCGGGTGCGCGAGGTGTTCCGCGACGCGCTGGAGCATGACGGTTTCTTCGGTCGCGGTCAGATCTTCCTCGACTACGGCGACGAGGACAACGAGATCCTGCAGACCAGGCTGGTGCACAAGGCAGAGATCGTCGGCAAAGGCAGGCTCAAGCGGCTGACGGTGATCGATCCGACCTGGACCGCGCCGAACCGCTATTCGTCGTCCGATCCGACCCAGCCGACCTTTTATGCGCCGCAGTCGTGGTTCATCATGGGGCGTGAGATCCACAACAGCC